TTATTTCCTCTTTATGTCCTCTTCTGCTGATGAATACTTTTGAGCTACCTCAAAGCATTGGTCAGAAATGGCCACAAAGGCATCTACCACATCCGGGTCAAAGTGTATACCATACCCTGATTTTATAATCTCTACTGCCTGTTCATGGGGAAAAGCTGGTTTATAGATCCTTTTGCTTATGAGGGCATCATATACATCTGCCACAGCCATAAGCCTTGCAGAGATAGGTATGTCATCTCCTGCCAGTCCTTCAGGATACCCTGTTCCACTCCATTTTTCCTGATGGGAATAGGCAATCTCTTTTGCAGTATCAAGGAATGACCTAATATTCCCTATCCTCTTCTCCGCTGAAATGATTGCATCCCTTCCAAGTATTGTATGTCTCTGCATGATATTAAACTCTTCAGAGGTTAAGCGTGCTGGTTTAAGGAGTATATTATCAGGGATACCTACCTTACCTATGTCATGTAATGGCGCTGATTTGTAAAGTAACTCTATATATTCATTGGTTAAAAATTCCTTAAATCTTTGATTGTCTTTTAGTTTCATAGCAAGCATCTTAACATAGGTTTGTGTCCTTTTTATGTGATTGCCTGTCTCTGTATCACGGGTCTCTGCAAGGGATGCAAGTGCCATGATTGTTACATCCTGAATGGCAATGATCTCTTCTGTTCGCTTTAATATCTCCTTCTCAAGGAATTTATTTTTATCTTTGAGAAAATCCCTTGCATCCTTCAGGGTTAAATGTGTATTTATCCTTGCAAGGAGTATAGGAGGGCTAATAGGCTTTGTAATATAGTCAACAGCTCCAAGTTCAAAACCTTTTTTCTCCTCCTTAACCCCTGTTTGAGAGGTAAGAAAAATAACAGGTATATCTACTGTGTCTGGATTTGCCTTTATCTGCTTACATACTTCGTAGCCATCCATGCCAGGCATGATAATATCCAGAAGAATCAGGTCAGGTTTATCCTGTGTAGTAAGCATTTTAAGAGCCTTCTCACCGCTGGTGGCAAATTTTGTCCTATAAAAGTCCTTTAAAAGTGTGCTTAACATGACAATAATGTCAGGAGAGTCGTCAACAACAAGAATGGAGTGCTTTTTTGGATGTTCTATTATCTCGCTCATAAAAGCTTATTAAATATACTGATAATTTTATCAAAAATCGAGTTAAAATTAAGCTTTTTTCTTTAAAATCTCATGCTTGCAAGATAGTCCAATATATTATATAAAATAAGTATTGCCGACATAGCTCAGTGGCAGAGCAGCTCACTCGTAATGAGCAGGTCGTGGGTTCAAATCCCACTGTCGGCTTTAATGATTTCAAAGGGTTAGATGTAATAATAATTTTCATTGTCTACCGAATTGTATAATTTTTATATAGTTCGTTTTCTAATTTTGAACACCCTCCAGAATATCTAATGCATTTGACATATGCTCCAGCGATAAGTAAATTGCAAAAAAAATGATAGATTAGTTGCAAAAAGATGATAGATAATTGCATTTTAATGATACATTTTATTTATGATTTTAAATGATTTAGGCATGTTTTTAAGACATTATTTATTGAGTTAGCATGCTTACAATGGCCGAGCCAAGAAGCAACGGAGGCTTGAATTTTTTCTCTTGTAATTTTACCTTTTCGATATAATTTTGAATATTTCCGAAAGCGTTTTGTGGCTCTTATAAGACTGGATTTTCTTATGAGGATATTATTATGCCATATGCGGTAACCAAGAAAGTCTATCCCTCGCTTAATGGGGAATATATCGCTCTTAGGATTTAAGGAAAGCTTGAGTTTATTAGTTAAAAAATCCGATATGCTTTTCTTGACTGAGTGGAGATATCCAGAACTATTATGTAACACCAAGAAATCATCCATATAGCGGATATAATACTTCATTTTTAGTTTATGTTTCATAAAATAGTCCAGCTCATTTAAGTATAGATTTGCTGCCCATTGAGAGATTAAATTACCAATGGGCATATTTTTGGAATTAGGGTCATCTTTATTTGTAGAATTGGCAAAGATTATTTGTTCAAATAACCACAAAGTTTTTTGGCATTTAATCTTTTTCCCAATTATAGATAGCATAATATGATGGTTAATGGATGGGAAAAACTTGGAAACATCACATTTTAAGCAATAAACTCTGCCCCATTCTTGTAAGGCTCTTCTTAGGAATGTAACTGTCTTTTTTACCCCTGCATGTGTTCCCTTGTCTCTTCTACATGCATATGAATCATAGATAAAAAGCTTATCCCATATGGGCTCAATTATGTTCATGACTGCGTGATGAACCACACGGTCCCTTATCGCTGACACATATATAATTCGTTCCTTTGGCTCATATAATGTAAATGTTCGATACGGTGCTGGAACGTATGTTTTATTGAGCAAGTCATTCTGTAAATCAATAAGGTTTTCTTCAAGGTTTATTTTAAATTTTAATACTTCAGGATCATATCTCCTTCCTTTTGCTACTTTATGGAAGGCAAGATGGAGGTTCTGGAAGTCACAAATTTTATTATACAAGTTTCCGATTCTTTTCATGACCGCTCACCACATGGCTTTCGATTTCTACTACCCATATGGGTTGCATTTATATTTTTGCCGACCAGCTTCGAGTCGACAAGGACCACAGCCTGTACATTTTTTGAACTGTCCTGAAAGGCATTACCTTTCAGGCTTCGGCCTGTACCTGTAAATGTGCTGCACGGGCGCCGATGTTCCAGTTGTAGTTCGACGGAGCGTTGTTGAGGTTCAATGCACCCGGGCACTGAGCCCCGTTGTTGCAGTTGCCACCACGGAGGGCGCCACGGATAACCGGCTATGGCCCTGAGAACTTTTTATCCAGCCACCTACCATCTTGCCAAGCTCAATAACCATTTTCGACCAATTTTCATATTTTTTGAATGGTAAAAACCCCAATTCTTTTGCCAGTCTAATTTTTGTCATGAGATGCGCTATTTCTATATCAAGATCCTGTAATGTATTTTTCTTAAAATAGCGTTTCTGTGACCGAATAATAAGTTTATCTATTTCGTACATGGTTTGGCGTATTTCCGCAGAAAGTGTATGACGTTCACTTTTCGGAAATTGACGTAAGCATGTGTAGCCATATTTCATCATATCTTCATGTTTTTGTTTAATGATTAGTTCATTCATCTTACCGTAATCAGTTATAACCCCGCCCTTTCGGGCGGGGTTCAGAATTCAGTATTCAGTTCTCAGGGCACAAGTACTGCACGGGCGCCGGGGCTCCAGGCGTAGCCCGACGGAGCGTAGGAGAGGTCCAATGCACCCGGGCACTGAGCCCCGTAGCCGCAGTTGCCACCACGGCGGGCGATCCTTTCACCCGATAAATCATGCCACCATCCTTGACCATCAAAGCCACCAGAACCAGCGGTTGTTGTCGAGGCGGCGATGCCATGCAATTTAATCGCCGATTCTATTCTATATGATGCAACAGATTGTCCAGACGTAACACCAGAAATAGTAAGGTTTGTATTTGTAAAATTTGCATTGTCATATCCATCTGATGGGTTTGACCAGGGTTTGATGGTCTTACCTGCTGTGTATATAACGCCATTGTATAGCCGAAGGCCTTCTGCAAACTCCCACCTGTTCCCACAAAAATCCGAAATGGGGATGTCCCACTCGAGAGGGCCGCCACCAGTAATGCTTCCGCCATTGGCGGCTTCGGTTGCATCAAGTATGCCGATTTCATTCGGATTTAAATGCCAATGCGGAACCTTCGGGTTTTCTGTTGAATTGTAGCCATTTGTGTTTCCGTGTAAGAGCCAGCGATTAATCCGTGTCCAGATCCAGATCTCGAACCAGTACTGGTCGGGGATTAACCCGCCTTTACCCGCCCAGTTCGCTGATCCACTTCCCGCAAAGCCACCGCCTGAAAACCTGTTATACAGGTACTGCCTGAAATGCGCAATCGGTTGACTCACTCTCGGTGCTACACCGCGCTGGCTGACGTATTGCCGGTTGGGTGCTGTGTCACCTGCCACAGTACCTTTCGACGTAGATGATGCATCCCAGCTTGAGCAGGGATACATGTCGACGTATAATCCCCCTGCTTTCACGATCTCGTAATCCGTATTTAATGTCCATCCGGATTGTATCTGATCGGGGTGAAACCAATCCCCAATAGTGCCAGATGGAGTAGCGACTGCCGCTACCGATGTCAATGCACGACAAGCTCTGAAGGGCGGTATCCAGCGCATTACTGATTCATGCGCGTCCTGATCAATGTATACCTCAAGAAACGACCCCTGGGCTATAAGCCCGTGCATCTTTTCGAGTATCCACAAGCTTGTTCTCTTTCCCATTTTTATTTCCTCCTTTCATCCTTTTTAATATAGACTGTTTTTTTTCCATAATTCGGACGCTCTACTCCATAACGCGAGAATCCACACCGGAGACATTGAACGTATCCTTTTATATTCACATAGATTTCTTTGCTTCCGCAGGCTGGACATTCTTTCATGATTCACCTCCTGGCAGATCAAAAATATGAACATTGCATTTTGATAGATCCAAAGGCTCGACGATATTTTCGTATTCTATCTTCTCTTGCCATCTGCGAATGACAACGGGATACTGATCGCCCTGTCGTGGTCTTCTTTCACCGAGCCATCTGATGCCATTTGATGTCTGCTCATAGTCCAGGTCTTTCCCGTAATTGCCCCACCAGAAGCCAGCGGAGACGATTTGACTGCCTGCAAGATTTGGGATTTCATCTGTATCTCCTTCAGTGCGGGTCACGTATATTTCTTCGTCAACGGGTTCCTGGACAATGCCTTTTTCCTGCTGTTCTACCTTTGCAGGAGGCAGAGATACTTCTGCAATCTGCCAGTAGCAGTCATACTGTGGATTTACAACAAGTTTGAGATTATTATCGATAAATATTCTGACCATCTGGCCTTGAAACGGCGTTAGATCAATCTCTTGGTCTTTGTATTTTATTTTGCTACCTTCAATAGTAACCATTGCAACCTCCAACTATGCAGTTTTGATTACTGATATATCAGCACTTATGCCAGATACCCCACTATTGTATACGACAGCGGTGTTTGATGACTTTACAACCCAGATGTCTCCTACATTAGGTATAACTACATCTTTAGGAGATACAAGAACATAATAATTTGTATCGCCCTTATTGTGCGTTATAGTTTTTCCATCCTGCCCTTCGAGAGTTGTAGATGTTTTGTAATGTATACCACCAATACAGTTTTGCAGGTCACCACTTGCTGGAGTGCCAAGTGCTGGAGTTACAAGAGTTGGAGATGTGATGGTTGGAGATGTCGACCTAACTATAGCTCCAGTTCCTGTGTCAGATGCAGATTCTATGGCAGTTCCACCAGAATTTACCTGTAATGGCTTCCCCGCCGTGAGACCAGTTACATCGAGATTTGTGGTAAGGACTTTCTTGCTGTCAGTTCCATCGTGGTCGTGCCCTGTGGAAGTGTTTTCAATCGCTGATACGATATTTTGCAAGTTGGTATCGTGTTCAGTGGCATTTAATGGAGCTCCTTTACCTGCTCTTGTGACTATGGAAATTGCCATTCTTTAACCTCCTTTTTATATAACAAAAATTAGTTTTAATCAGCATTCTGTTTCTTACTTTCCATTTCTTTTAGTTGCCTTTTTAGTTCTTGAACTTCCTGAAATAGATTTAAAATCATCTGATCTCTTTCAGCCAACATCTCAACCAAAATTTTTTCTCTTGCTATGTCTTTTATGTCCATATTGCCTCCTCTTTAAATATTTACAATGAGCAATGTCATAGGAGTTCCATATACAGTTAGAGGAGCAGTATATCCTGGTGGTAGTGTAGCTTGTCTGTCCAACAAAAATAATACTCTAACAGTATTAGAACTTATCCTATATAGTCCTGCAATATAAAAGAAAAGCCAACTCTCAATAATTCCAATTTTTTGTATATAAAAAAGATGTTGTGGATTAGACAACACATAAAATGGGTTTTCGATATTTTCATGACTAATATCCATATAAAGTGTGGATGTGCTTAATTGTATGATTTCGGTTGCATATATCTTTAAATAACTGAACCTACTATCAAACGCTACATTGCCATCTTCTGAAAAAATCCTCATACCATATGAGGATTCAATATCAAGTTTATAAGACTCACAACAACAAAAATAATCAACATGTCCATAACATCTTATGTATAAATAAGAATTTGACACGATTCTTGTAACAACACAATATGAACCCACACTTGGTCTTAAGCAAACAAGAGGTGTTGTTGGTATATTTGATATTGGAATTCCAACTTCAGTGAATGGTTGGTCTGAATTATAAGCCTCCACATAACCTGAAGAGTAGTATGACATATTTCTATATTTGCTATCTATTAAAATCTCATTATTTGAGTTTTTAATTTCTATACCAAATCCCATCTTAATCCTCTATGTATATGCAAAAACATAAATTATAGAATCAGAGCTTGGTATAAAAGAATATGCTCGATATTCCCATTTTATATAGTTCCCATCTTTCCAAACTGTATGGGCTGCTTTTTGTCCTTCTAAACCTATGGCAAATTGAACAGTTTGTAAATATGACACTCCTGGAATTTCTATTTGTCCATTAGTAAAAGCTTGTGCTGTCCCTACATATAGTAGTCTTGTTATCCTATCAGTCATTGATAAGATGATATTTGAATTTGAATCCCTAACTCTTAAACCATAACTCATGATAAATACCCCAGTTCGATTCTTAAAACATTATTTTCATCATAAATTCTTATATAACCACTATTTAAATTTATTATCATTTTCCCATTTGAAGATTCCATATAGCCTGCTGTGATTGTTCCAAGATTAGCACTGATAGCTGAAAGAGAAGTTACATTCAGCTTATCTGCGGTAATTGTTCCAACTTGTATCTTTGCATTGGTTATAGTTGCATCCTGAATTTTTGCATTGGTTATAGTTGCATCTTGAATATGTGCAGTCCCTATTACACCACTTGCTATATTTGCACTATTGGTAATTATCTGATTAGCTCCAATGTTTCTTGCAAGTATAGAACCATCGATAATCAAGTCACCACTTATTCCAACAGAACTTTGACCATTGATTGACCCTACCGTAAACACTTGAACAGGATTACCCGATTCGTCAGGTCTCATCACTTTGAACTTGTCCGCAAGAATCACAAATTCAGAACCAGTTGACGAATCAAGCATCAGTCCCACACCAGCTACTCTATTATTTGCATTCATTTTTAATGTCCACTGGGACACTATACCTTCTGAAATCTGTGTCCAATAGGTGCTGTTTGGTGGTTGGTTATTTAATGATTGCTTGATACAACGATAGTAATATGAACCACTCTTCACAATCGTTCCTGGATAATAGGTTGTGTATGAGGTCCAGGTAGGTGCATTTGTAGTGTCATAAACAGATAGTCTATTTTCAAGTGCTGCCACTCTAAGATAAGAATTTGCATCTTTCTGGTCACTGTTGTATGTAGCAACTGTAAGTTTTTCTGAAATACTTGCCCATGTTCCTGCCTGTCCTGCTGTAATTGCTGTTTCTGCTGAAGATAATCTTGTTCCATGATTGGATATTTGAGATGTATGTAATAAAAGAGAAGATGTGTGACCATCTATTATTATTTCTGCATTTGACACTCTGTCTTCCAGTTCATCAAAATCTGCTTGAGATGCCTTTAGCACTATCTGTGCTGCAAGTCCATCAATATCTATCTCTGCCGAGGAAATTCTGTTCTCAATTCCATCCATTCTTGATGCATGTAAATTGATCGTAGAGTTAATACCATCTATTTCCATTCCTGCCTGTGTTACCCTTATATCAAGTCCTTCGACATCGGCAGCAGTCTCAACAAATACACCAGGTTCAAACACTCTGTTTTCTTCATTAAAGAGGAAAGCTATATCGCCCGTAATAGCTGTGGAATATAGATTGATGGTAGCCAGGCCTACCTCAAGCTCACTCATATAGGCTGAAAAAGTATTAGAAAAAGCAGACTCTTCCCAGTATTCATCCCAGCCAGGAGTTATTCCAGGAGTTGGTGCTGGCGTAAAATCTATTGTTTTGATACAAATATAAGTTTCTCCCTCATACTTTACCCAATCATTTATCTCATAAAAACCATTTTCATCAAAATCAGGAACAAACAGATTTGAAAAAGCATTAAACTCTGATTTAGTTACCCTCAAATCAATTTCATAAGACAACTGATTTATTTCAGAGGTATGAGTTGATACTGTGTTAGACAGAGCATTGAACTCTGTTTGGGAAACCTTCGTGATTATTTCTCCTTCAAGTTCATCAACTCTATTTTCTATGTCTGTTACCAAAGTGATTATAGCTTCTGACTCTTCCCAATATTCCTCACTTCCAGTTTCTCCAGGTTCATATGCAGGTGGAGGTGTATATGCTTTAATACATCTCCATACCTTTCCATCATGTGCAACATAGTTTCCCAAAGCATATGAAAAGGAATTGCTCCACGGTGTAGTTGTGAGAGAGCCTATTTCATTTTGTAGATTCAGCAACGCTGTTGCATGCTGAGAAGCGATTGCCAATAAGTCATTTATATTTTCTCCTTGTTCTGCCTGTAGTTGAAGCAATCCATTTGCTGTTCCATATAAACCAGCAAACACATCTCCATATACTCCCTGCTCATAAACAAAATCTGTAACATCTATGAGATTAATTCTTGCAATCAGTTCCTGGGCAAGCTGGTCTTCTGATATATTTCCTTCAAGAATAGTTAGATAATCAGATGGATTTGTTGAAGTTTGTCCTTGAACTCCATTTGTTGCAGATGATGGATACCAATCTCCTACAGTCCCATATTTATCTCGTACTCTAACCCAATAATATCTTATGTCTACAAGTCCTAAACCTGTATGTGTAAATGTAGTACTGGTTGCATCTCCTATCTTTACTGCATTTGCTCTATTATTTACGGTGGCAGACCATACTTCAAGCACACCACCTTCTGGGATAGTAACCGAAGCAGTAAGAATTATAGAGTAAACTCCTCCTGTTGCTGTTAGCCCAGTTGGAGTTGGAACTGCTGTTATAGTAACATCAACACTTCCAGTTCCACTTTCATTTCCTGCAACATCAACTGCTTTTACATAAAAAGTTTGTGTCCCAGTCCATGTGATTCTTACCTGATAGCGTGTCGCCAATCCTATGTTTGTTCCATTTACAGTATAGTGCGAAATAGGAAGTGATGTCTGGCAACTTGTCCAGTAAATAGTGACAATCTCACCACTTATTGAATAAGAAGGAGATGGAGTTGATGGTGCAGAAATGCTTATGCTTGCAGTCTGCGAATAATCGCTTTCTTCAAGATTTCTGTTTAATGCTGTAATCTTAAAATTATAAGTTCCAGCAGTTAGGTTGCCTCTGTATGTGTACCTGTTGCCTGTATAGTTCGATACAAGCAATGAATCGTTCAAATAAATATTGTATCCATATGTCCCAATGTCAGCATTAGCAGTCCAGTTCAACACAATGAATTGACCACTTAAAGTAGCGGTAAGTCCTGTTGGCTGAGTAGGCACATATGATTTCCCAGTAAATTCTACTGAAACAGGAAGAAATTCGTAAGGATTGGGTTTGTTATTTACTGCAAAATAGTATGTTTTGCCTGGTATTAGATTTTCTACTTCATAGAAAGGATTATATGTAGTTCCGAGAAGTGTCCACGGACCAATTTCTGATATAGGACTAATATATACATACCACTTTATTGCACTACCACGCCAGGTCAATGAAATGATATTCTTTACAGATCCATCTGCACCAAACTTGAGATTTTCAGTTGCCTGAAGTCCAATAACAGGTGCTAAATCAGATATATTAGTAAAATATGGCAGTTCAACAGAATCATCGTAGACATCAGGCCAGTACTCAAGAGCTGTGATTTTTCTCTGCATATCCGAAGCTCTTGAGATATTCAAAACCCTAAACAGCTTTGTTGCTTGATTTACTTTTCCAAAGGAGTACAAAGCATATTTCGACGGAGTTCTAGTCCAGTTTTGTGTTATCGAAAGCGTATCTGTTGTAGTCTGCTGTCCTACAGAAGAAACATACCTTGTCTCTCTGTCGTCTGTATCGTAGTGCTGTATTGTTACAACATATGTTTCACTAGGATAAAGTGTGACTTCTCTATCGAGAGTAACTGAACCACTGGTAGCACTTACAATCCTGCCAGAGTAACCCCATTGAGGAACATCATGTGCAACCTCTATTACATCTCCTGGCAGGCAGGCTATAGCATCAACATCAGCATTAAAGGAAACTGTATTTGTCAGGTAACGGTTGCAGTTCATCAGATATTTTGCATGTTTTACTGCCATATCCCTTGAAGTACAACCAAGCAGGTCAATCTGTGTTGGCTTTAGTTCAACATCAGTATTTAATCCAGCCTGTTCAAGAGTAATTGTTTGCTTCGAGTAATTTAATTCCTCATCATAATATGTGACTTCAATAACATTTGCTCTTTCATCAGTTGACAACCATGTTTCCTGAAAAGAGTCTTGGATAATATTACCCATTGTGAACATGAATCTCTGTACTGGCAAATCTTCAGAATCATATACAACAGAGAATTTGCTACCAATTTGAATTACAGTTCCCCTTCCAAGCTGTGAAACAGTATCAAGAGCTTTTCTTAAGTTCATTGCACTATCAAAATAGATATTGCAGGTATATCCTTTTTCACTACACCGGTCTGCCCACTCTGAAAACTTCTCATAAATTATCTTTGAATATGGTATATCTCCACAGTTTTCATTGTGGAGAATGTCATAACAACCCCAGGCAGGACTCATTGCTGGCTTATTTTCATATCCAGAACCTGTGTAGACTGAGACATTGTTTCTGGCAACAAGGCAGGTAACTCGTGGTGTAGAACCAGAGAGCTGGTCTGTAGCAAGGACTTTTAATCCAAGCAATGCTATCCCTGGATATGTGAAATCATCTGCTACAATCTCCTGCATATATTCCCAATATGTTAAATTTCTGTATCTTGAACCAGTAGGAAGTGCAGATGAGAGCTTTATTCGAACTTCATACTGATCTGGGGTCAAACCTGATATGAGATAATACCTTCTTACAGCAGAATTAGTTGCCTCTGTAATCGTTACCTCTCCATAATCTTGCCATGTTAGATAGCCTACTCTCCTATACTGAATCTGAAATGCTACCGATTGCTGGTCCAACCCCCCAGAGTTGTTTGCATAGAAAAGTCCCTGCGGAAGAGATATTCCAATGCCAATTGAACTTACAGAGTTTCCGAGGGTCTGCTTTGTAGTGTAGCTTGTAGTTAGAGGTGTATTGATAGCCTGGTCTGAAAATGTGTCCTGGAAAAATGGAATAGCAGTCTGGTTTATCTCTCCGTATCTTTTTTCTACTTCAATATCAGAATAATAATCTATCGGAGTATCATTTATTTCTATATCATCAATAGAATCTATATAATGACCAGCAATAGCATACAGCAAGTTGAGATACTGCTTGTCCCCATCAGTTGAGACATACCGTCCGATGCACGGTGGGGTAACTCTGTGGGTGCCGTATAAGACTGGCAAAGCAATATTTTCTTGATAGAGGTTTGACATTGGCTCCCAACTGTATGTTGGAGAATTTGAATAATCGCCAGTGTCAAAACCTTCAATGTCTGGGGTTGATGGAGGAAGTAAAGCATTAATTAACAAGCTCCCAGCAACCATAGTGCCTATTTGAGCACCCATTAAAAGTAGAGGTGCCTCTATTAATGGAGGCAAAACAAAAGTTGTGACTACAACAAGGGCAAGTATAGCCACAGACCTTGCTATATCTTTTCCTCCACCACCCCCACCACCTTTAGGGACTGCACAGAATGCTACAAAGTCTCCTGGGTTGATTTCATAATCAGATATGATTGTATTTTCAGGAAATAATCTTCCATTTACAGACACAGCCACATCAAAAGCTGTATCTAATGGAGCTGGATAGTAATTTCTGATGATTTCCTGCAGAGAGACTGGTTGGAGACAGTCTATATATTTTGTGTCCTGTGATTCGATAGGTTTAAAGGGATTTCGTATACAGGTTACAACTATCTTATCCTTCATATTTGTAAAATCCCTCTATACACCGTGAGTAATACTTGTCTGAAACACTTGAGATAATACTGCCTGTCTTCTCAAGAGTATGAATAAACCTTCCTCTGCCAATATACACTCCAAAATGGCTTATCAACCTGGGATGTGCAGGATTTGATTTCATAGCCACAGCACAAGGCTCTGTTGGAGTATCTATTTTCTGCCATTGGCTTTTCTTTGTATGATAAAGCCTGTTGATTTCCAAAATATTGAAACAAGAGACAATTACATCTGGCAGATCAATTCCATAGATATGTTTGAATACCGCCCTAAACAAACCATAACAGTCAAAATAGGGTTTCTTTGTGACAGGGTCTATCTCAGTCCCCCTACCACCGTCTCTGAAAGGACATCCAACAAAATAACTCAAATCATACATACAGTGGTGTCCTCCCAAGTCCAGGAAATCCTCCAAATCTTGCTGAATTGCCAAGCTCTCTGCATCTTGCCAGTGTTCTGTCACACGAAGTCTCCGAGCCAGAATATCCACAAAGAGTTCCTTTGAATGTCTTGTATCTACAGCGATTTTTCTGCATTCTGTAGATAGGGAATCTTCTGGTAAACAGATTCACAGCACCCAGAGTAAATGTAGCCCACATAGAACTTGTAGAAGGTTGTTTCAGCTCGAAAGCGTGTTCTACAATGGGTTCTGTTTCATTGAGATGCTCACTGTGAACTACACTTATTGTTACAGTTATAGGACTGTATCCATTTTCTTTGCAGTAGTTGTCATACTCCTGAATATATGCCTCTATGGCTCTGGTGACATTAGATATGCGGAGTTGAACCTGTGGAATTTCTCCTTTGGAATTATCTGTTATTTCGTCAATCTCGAATGGAAACGGGACATATTCGTTTCCATTCCAGGTAGTAGAAACATTGTCACTTGTGACTCTGATGTGGTCATCAAGCCCTGGAACATCAAGGTCAAGCAGGACAATGAAAATACCACCATCCGTGAGCTTATTTTTTTCTTGTATGATCTCTGAAGACAAAACAAGAGGCATTATACCTCCTCAAGTTTGATAGATAGATTCCAATATCCAGGAGAAACAGCCTCTGCATTTAAATTGTTGTCTGCAAAAACAACGGTATATGTCTGGTTGTCTACAGGATTAGTCCAGTAGAAGGCAATACCTTGATTTTCATCGAAAAAATCTTTTATAGATTGATAATCTGAATCGTCTATATAATCCCATTTTAATTCCCACTTATGGCGTCCCCTCGATGATCTTGCTCGCACATGGATGTAGTTGCCCTCAGATTCAGACCGTATGGTTGGCTTATAATACTCTTCTTTGATAGGGAAGCCAGGATTGTTTGTATATGCACTGTTGAATGAATCCAACTATTTACCTCCAAGCATATCTCGCAAGCCCCTTACATTCCTCTGGATTGCATCAACAACAATAGGGACTATTATCTCTGATGGATTGACTTTTACATCCTGCTGTCTTGCTGTAATGGGGGTTCCGCTATTATTGTGGATCTCTATCTTGATGTTGGGGGACTTGATTGCACTGCCCAGGGCTTTCATCTGTCCTGGCGTGAATACTGCCTCGTCTTTTCTGATATACGCAAGGATTTCGTCTGGGCCAACTCCAGTATGAAACCTCGGCAATAGTCTGAATTGTCTTGCCTCATGCGGGAATCCGCCCCCGTGTTGGACTGGTGTTGCTACATAAGTCTTGGATAATGTGTAGCCTATCCCTGTTTCATAATCCATTGCAACTGTGCTTCCGCCACCCCCACCAGAGAATAATTTGCCGATTCCGCCAATTATCGCTCCTGATACTTGCTGACCTAAGGCATTTGCGAGGGCACGTTTCACGCTTGACATAAAACTATTGAGATAGTCGGAAAGGCTTTTGAGTTTGCCTTCAAAGACATCAAAGAAAAAGTCGCTGAAAGCCTGCTGCATGGCCTGGGCGGTATCAACAGCCATGTCTCTTGCAAGTTGGAATGTTGTTTTTAGATTATATAGATATTCAGTAAGCCCTCTTGCCCAGCCTTCGGTGAAACTTCCTGTGAGTTCTTTCATGGTCATATTGAGCTCATTGAGCTTTGTATTTATCTCTGCTATTTTATCCTCTGCCTGGATGCGGGCTGTGATGTCGCCAGCCTCAATGGCTTTCTGACGAATATTCTCATAATAAGATAGCATTTTTTCATATTCTGCTATCCTTCCACGAGCAATGTCTTCCTTTGACATGGACATCTCTTTCTCTGCTATGTCAAGAAGTGCCAGACGTCTTCTCGATTCAGCCTCAATTTTATGCAGGTCGTATTCTTCTCTGATTTTAGCCCTCTCACGGGCGCCTCTCTCTTCAATCTCTTTTAATCTTTCCTGATATTCCTCATAGGTCATCTCTGAGTATGTCCAGATTTCGGTAAGCTCTTTTGTGAGTTTTGTCTCTTCCTGGATGCTTTTCTGTATGCGATTTTCCATCTCATTTGCTGTTGAGGTCTGAAGTGTGTTTACAAGTTCTGTATATCTCTTCTCAGCATCTTCACGCTTTTTGGAAGATTCTTCATAGTCCTTCCACTGTTTTTCCCAATTTAAGTGAGATTCCATTCTCTCTTTCCAAGTGCTGAGGAGACTTGTATCGAGCTTTACGCCGTGCTCTCTCATGGATTGGGACGCTTCCTGCATAAGGTCTTTATATTTTTTCTCTATTTCAAGCAATTTGTCGTTTAATTCATCTGAGTTATATGCAGTTTTATCAATATCTGTCTGTAGATCTCTTAATTTTTTCTGCCAGTTTTCAATGGCTTTTACTTGCTCATCTTTTAGCGGTTGGGTATTACCTTTGATAGTATATCGGCCTGACTGACCGCTCATAAGCCTTTCTCGAAACTCATTGAGTTCCTCTTCATCCCATGTGGCGGACGCACTCTCCTCATACAACCCCATGCCTATCTTACGTTTTGTTGCCTCTCCTATCTTTATGATGCCTGCTGATATTGCCTTGCCTATCTCTTCAGGACTCATACCTTTTTTGAGGAGCCTATCAAGGTCTGCCTCGTTCATTCTCGGCAATAAAACTCCTGGGACATTTTCCTGGATTTCTTTCCACGAACGTTCCAAAAAACTATTTTTTGCTATACTCCCTATAAGTGGAATCTTGCTTGCGGCTGCTGCGATAAGCTTAACTATTTCCTTTAATGACAACACCATATCGGCAAGGATACTACCTGCCATTCTGAGCCGATATATGACCTCTGGTTTTATGTCTATCCTTGTAATTGTCCCGTCTGCATCCCTTTGAACATCAACAAGGCTTTTTGAAAATTCTTGAATTCCCCTTTTTAACATCCCAAAAAGCCCGCTTCCGCCTTCACCAAACGCTCTCTCAAGAATATCTTTTAGATTACTCCATGCACCTTCCCATGTGTTTTCAAACTCTCGTGAGGCGTAGATAAAACCTTCGAGCCGAGTTTTTAATTCCGAAAAGACTGTGCCTTTTTCCCTCCACTTTTTCACCATACTGTCAGATATTCCCAGGGCTACAGCAAGAGACGAAGATGCGGGCTGAATGCCTCCTTGTATTAAGTCCCGTGCTTCTTGTTTAATTTGATTGATAGGCAAGCCTATGGCCTTAACGGCATTAGTAAGCAATCCTGTTATTTCAAGAGTTTCCTTGAAAGTCATTTTAGCTGATAATGCAGGAGCGAGTATACCCTGATAGACCTCGACAAGTTCCCTATAAGATGCAGGTGTTGTCATAGCTATTTTTTGCAGTTCCTTTTGTGCATCGATTGCAATCTGCTGTGCTGCATTGAATTTGTCTTGGCCGACAAGAATGTCACCCTGGGCATCTATAATTTTAGTCATGGATGTAAGTATTGCAGATATACCAAGTTTTGATGTCTCAAGAGTTTTGTTGTATTCTATGGACATGCCAACAGTTTTTTTGAAAGCCTCAATGGTCTGGTTGACTAACGATGCTACGCCAGCAAGTTTCAGAAGGCTGCTTACAAGTCCATTAGTAGATACCCGAACACCGTCAAAGCTATTTCTTAAACTTGGTAGAGTGTTACGCAGCTTTTCTATTTCAGATTTTGCCTTGTTTATCTCGGATACAACCGCCTTTGCATCGGCGGTTATAGTCATCTTGACATTATTATCTGCCATGCTATAATCCTTTCTATGATGCGTGCCTTTCTATGCGGATATTTTTGGCCTATTTTGGTCTTTGGTGGCCTTATCATCAACCTTTGTGGAGGCTGGATTATAGGCATTCCTATGATGCTTATTGGTATATGGATGTCTGAACAATTCAAGGGATAATCCTCTCCGCACATCTTTTTCTGCACATCGCACATGCATCTGGGTGTCTGCATTTTTTCTGTTTTTTTATCCCTGTTTCTTTTTCTCTCACACCCATAAATGCCAGCACCGCCTCCCTGAATATTATGTCACGCTGCTTGTATTTGATGTATCGTTCGCACTCTTTGAATGTATATCCCCATTCGATTGTGTCTCTTTTTGTGATGTCTCCACCTGCGATGATGCAGACGAGCTCGTCGATGGCGTCTGAAACTGAGCCTGAATTGCTTCTACCATCTTCCCCAGCCTCTCGAAGAGAGAAGAAATGGGGTTCAATACGAAAAAATCCTCTATCACCTTCATAGCAGTCTCAAGCTCCAGAGAAAATGCGATCTCGTCGGATATGGCTTTTAAATCCTTTTCTTTTGGATGAGTGCCCACTGGTGTAAGGATTACCGCAAGGGCATCGGGCAGGCGATCACCAAGAATGGCAATCAGTTTCAACACATCCACATCGGAAGGGATGTTGAGCCCCTCCAGCACCGAGAGGAGCTGTTTAACCTGCCCGATTACAAGGGGTCTTTGGATATATATTTTGTCTCCTATCTTGTATTGTCTCATTAGCACCTCTACGTGAATGCTATGGATATTTCATCGTCACCGCTCGAACGATTGAGCTGGCAGGTAATTCCCAGACTTCTTATCCCATCTCTCACATCATCAGAGATGTTGATATACTGCACTTTTGGAGCTGTGATTGTGCAGATGTTGCCAGCACTGCCAGAAAGTGTCAGTGTCAAGTTCCCTTCACTGCCTGAGCGAAGTTTGGAATAAAAATTATATGAAGTAGTCGCAACCTGCTCTGGGTCTATGGTCATAGTGGGCCGTCTCCCTGTAATTACTGCACTTTTATATCCACTTTCTGTATTGGCATCTTTTCTCAAATTCACTTCATTATTCATATTGATTTCAAGGACTCCAATCAGTGCAGAATAGCTGTCTATTGAAAATGTCGCTGAGAGGAATGCCACAGGCTTTGTGGACTCGTATGTCACACCCGAGAGCATTGTGCCATCTGTTACGGAGAAATCAGCACCTGTGAACTCAAAATGAAGCCAGCCTGGAGCTCCATCTTCAAGTTTCAGACTTACATTCCCACGTGCTCCCCAGATTTTCTTGATTACACCGTCTTGATATACTGCAAGCGTCATAGAAGAGATAGACGATGACGCAGGGGCATATGTAACAGAGGTATTGGCAACAACTGTTTCGCCAAAACCGCACGCCTTAAGCAAATTCCCAAGCGCTGGTGCTGTCCCTGCTGTCCCAGAGCCTTTCAGCTCTACATCAAATTCCAACTTTGCGGAACGAACACCTGGAATGCTTGCCCAGGGCGATAGCGAGCTCGATACGTTTTTTCTCTCACCCATAGCAAAATTCGGAGTAAATTTTACATTTGCAGCGAGAAAGGCGTCAGATGCAGATAGTGTTTCTGCTGTGCCCTCTATACTCTCTATCTTTGCCGCAACCTGTGTTCTGGCTTCAATTAATGGCATCTTCTACCTCCTTATTTTCGTTATTTTCTTTTTTCTGGGGTGGTTCAATGGGATTCCCATACTGGTCAAAGTATTTTGTCTCACCAGTGTTGAATTTGTCTTCCATTACCTCTATAGCCTTTTTTTCTTCTGCCTTTCTTGCCATATTGCCTCCTTCCTTATGTCGGCACATCCAAATAGTGCCGTGTCCTGAATTTGACAACATACGTTACTATTCCGTCCGCGTAGTCAACCAGTTCCCTTGACGCGCATATAAACGGCTCTATATCCGCAATGCCGAGCTGCTTCCCCTCTATCGCATCGCGAACTGTATCAATCAATGTATATGCATTACCTGCCGCAGAAGCCTCTGAAGTAAGATTTTTTCCAGAGATCAAACATTCAAAATCCGTAGTATAAACAGGTCTTGGTTTACTGCCTGTATTTGTATCACCTGCAAAATACACAAAGCATGCGGGGTAATTTAACGTCACAGGCGGTTTTTTCCTACCCAGAGAATCAACCACTTTGAACATATCCAATGCCCGTATGGTTGTTATTATACTGTCTTCTATGTCTTTTATCGTTGACATTAAAACCCTTTCAACTTATCCCGTGTGAATATTCTATCGTTTGTTGTTTTATTCGTTTCAGCATAGCTGTTACTCGTAGCAGTAGGTTCTGGTTCAATGCCGAGAGAAATTGTACCCTTTGCCAGCATCTCAAGAAACTTTATTGCGTTTTTATATCTCTCCGAGCGGGTTTCTGGTATCTCCTCCTGCCGTCTCGAATAGAGATTGTATACTGCAATATCAACAGAAAATTTCTTTATAACCGCAGGAACGGGGCTAAACGGGACGCTGTATCTAACCCCGCAGTATCCGTCAATTTCACTGTCTGCCTGGGCTATCACCTCATTGATGATATCCTCATCTATTGCACCTGTCCCTTCATCATCTGTGAGCTGAATCAACGAGTCCTCAGGAAGTAATTTCTTTATATCGTCAAGCGTGCAGTATGCCATGAGAAAAAGGGAAGGGGTTAACCCTTCCCCCCTCCTTTCTTCTTTACAGTTTCAACGGGTTTCAACGCAACTTCCTCAACGATTAACATGGGCTCTGCCTTTAGAACCTCGTAAGTCTCCTCATCCACTTCAACAATCTGGGGCTGTTTTGTCCACTTCATCTTCGCACGCCAGAAGCTGTCTTTTTTAGCCGCCACCTTGATTTTCATATGTCCTCCGCTATGTCAGCCAGGGCACAACCACGAGCTTTGCTGAGTTATACCAGATGTTGCTTGCCCCGGTTGCATCAAACTGTGCTTCAACGAGTCTCTTTCCTGCAGATTCGTTCGACGGTCCAACAATGAGATGGGTCGGTATGATGTTGAGCGGCACGCCCTCGTCGTTTGTGAGACTCATCATGGCAGTCCTGGCGGCGGAATAATTTGTCGCATCGAGGGTTTGCTTGGAACCGTATGCGAGCTGCCAGAGGCCATAACCCACATTCTTTCTGTCATCTACGCCGTAGCGGTATTTCTTTCTCATGAATACATTCTCATCATCAGGTCTATCCATAGCTACAAACTGGGGCTGCTTTCTCACCTGGAGAATGATGGGTTTTATGGGTTTGCTTAAGTCCATGAGATACCAGGCAGCAGATGCCCCACTGCCATAGTTGCTCTGTGTGGATGAACCCACAGGGTGGTCTGTATCAAAGAAATACTGGCCATCAAAGCATGTTGTCGAGAATCCTGCGGCAAGAAGCTGGAATACCAGATAATCTGGATGCGATTTAGCAGCTTGAGCAAGCCCCTGGATCATGGGGGTGTATATACCTATCTGGTCATCATCTATGTCATTTCTGTCAACTTCTATTGTGGCCTCATAGTCTTTATTGACTATTTCATAATGGAATGCAGAGAGGTCTTTTATAACCCTGTCTCCGAGCCATTCTCTCATCATTGGGAAGGCGCCGAGCCATTTGTAGTCAACGCTTCTGCCAGTGGATGGCACCTGCATTGCCACCAGCGGCCAGAGTGGCTCGATTGTTTCGAGAGCTTGGTTGAAGATCACACTGAATGTTTTATAGATGCCCTGTAAATTTGTCTGATTGATTATCATTTCATACCTCCTTTAGGGTTAATTTTATTCTCCGTCGTCCACATACATGACGAGCACGATGTCACAGTTTGCAGCACTACCCGCTGCTGTTTCGTTCGCCTTGATTATGAAATCTGTGTTAGCTGCTATCTCAATTGATAACGATTCGCTCTCGCCCTGCGTGTCTGTCCCTGCGATGGTGGCAATGGTGCTGTCATTGAGCTTCAATACAAGGGTCTTATCTGCCCCTGGCGCAGTGCCGAGATTGACATATGCCCTCTTGACTACAACTGGATTTGGTGATTCCACCGCAGGCAGGGCAATTGTCTGGTCTGAGCCGTCTTTTGTCCACCCAGTGAATCTGGGAAGGGTCAGAAAGAATGGCCCTTTTGCGAGCTTCTGGGTTGCAGCCTCAACTGTTGCCTCCGCTGCTGCAAAGTGATTGCCTGCATCCGCTATGCTTATTGCAGATGCTGCGTGGGCTCCAGAGGTGTCTGCAATATGTGTCTCCACTGCAGAATAGAGTATGGCAGGCTCTATATCTATCCAAGCTTCTGTTGCGCTGATATAGCCTGCGATGTTGCCGCAGAAGATGGCATTCGTCACATTTGCAGCTAAATCCACAGTCTGATTATCAACCAGGAAAACATTGTCACCGATATTGGCAACGGATATATTGTGACCCAGTGTCATCCTGAATAGACCTCTACGTCTCACTGTGACTGTCTTATCCCCGCTTGCACCTGCTGAGTTGTCCACATACTCACGGGCAACACCCATAAAGATAAGCCCTGCTGTATCAGCACCATTCACAGCGTATCCGCCTGCATTGACGCAGACAAGGGCGCCTGCATAGATTGTTGTTGACTGATACACGGGTAGGGTTATATCCACACCTTCCATATATTCTGTTTTTTTGTCCTGAGTTAATGCTGCCATCTTAGACCTCCTTTACACTGTATTTTTTAAATGTTTCTGTGTCCACGCCACAGAGCTTGTTAATAAACATCTGTGCCTCATCGAGCTGACCGTCTCCCTCTTTTTTATCTGTGCTGACCTTCTGACCAACAGGCACAATCACGGGAGCCTTCGATACAAAGACATGAAATCCAGCCAGATCGCTTTTGGCATACTCCTTTGCCCAGTCCTTCTGGGCAGGGGTAATTTTTCCTTCCTGCATTGCCTTTTCCACAGCGTCGTTGGCCTCTTTCTCTGCAAGTTTGTTCTTTATTGCTGTTAACTCAGAGGTTAACTGCTCAACCGTTGAGTGTGACTGCTTCATTGCCATGATAGTGCCTATGACTTCTGATTCCGCTGCGTTTTCTTTCAAGCCCAGAGCATCGAGAACGGCTTTACTCACCGCTGGCTTCTGTGCTGAAGATTCTTTAAGTTTGTTCACAGCGAGTATTGCCTCTTCCTCTTTTGCATCTTCAGGCAGACCAAGTGTTTTTAATAGTTCTTTCATGTGTCCTTCCTCCTTTTCTATTTTTGTTGCCTTGTTTACAAGCGGCACCATGCCGTCTATGTTGGGCAGATTTGTCAGCGCTGCGTTTATGAGCTTTAAGACCTTATTGTCTGAAACTCTCTTTAAGAATACAGGCGAGATGTATTTGTATTCCCTTGCCGCTATCATCTGTCGAGCCTTCTCAGTCCATTCCACCACTGCCCAGAGACCATCCCTCCCCTTGTTTATCAATTTTTTTATCCAGCCCGCCGCAGGTGCAGCAACTGGCGGATCTGCAAGTGTCTGGTGTTCATAGTCAATGACGATGTCATTCTTCTTACCCTCAAAGTCATTGATGATGGATTTGAGCGATTCCTCATCCACCACAAAATCACCCTTTGGTGTTGCTATCTCTCCATAGGGTAGTATCTGTATCTCAGCTGGGGCTCCACTAATCTCATTGATGATTGTTATTGTATTTGACTGGGCTTCCTCACCTATACCGTATTTCTTTTTGAATCTTTGTAATCTCTTCTCTATAATCTTCTGGTCTTCTTCACTGTATTTTTCCCTGTTTCTTCCCCTTCCCCAGTATACCGCTGCTGCCCTCACATGCTCTGCATCTGGCACGGGATATGCATAGTTCACAGGGTCGAGCCACTCATCATCTGGCACATCTGACCATTCGGATGGTTTTGTGATGTGACCGTCCTCTCTTATGCTTATTCCATACTTTTTACTTCTTTCCTTCTGTGCCTCTCTGTCTTTCTCTGTCACCATATCCTAACCCCCCGTTGAAACTCCGTTGAAACTCGATATATTTCGCTTATAAGACGCATGAAAATCACCCCCCTATAGGGTAGTATATCCCCCCTCCCAAAACGTGGCTTATAACGCAAATTTGAAGGGGGTATTTTTATTTCCTCTTTCATAGAGCACCTTCTGTGATGTATCTTGCGAGTTTTTGCCTTATTTTCTCCATGCCTGTCTCTGGTATTTTAAGAAAAGGTCTTGCCGGGATGGTTGCACCAGGATGTTTAACAGATTTAACTGGATGTGCAGCTCCAGGCCAGAAAAGGGCTTTTTTATTTTTTGGTTTAATAATGCGAGGTCCAATTTTTCCACCAAATTGATGCACAGCAGCGTATTCAACATTGGTGCCAACTACTGCCTGGGTATCGGTCGCTTTGGCAGTTATAGAGGCTGCAAGTTGTCCACGCACCTGTAATATCCTACCAGGCCAGTGACCCTCCTTTTCCCTTTTTGCAATAGTTGATGGTCTTAAGGGTTTCCATTTAGGTCTGCCTTCCTGGGCAAAGTTTTCTTCAACCTCATCTCGCATGATTTCAGCGATGCTTCTCATGATGGGCTGCATATGCTGTATGCGTGATTGCAGGACTTTTAAGAGATTCTGAACCCCAGTATCGTCAACTTTAATAGTTATTTCCAT